AGGGGGGGGTCTGGTAGATGGTACGGGGGGCAACTCTGCCCCATGGCCAATCGATTCTCCGTCCTATTTACTCTCGCCCGTTCATTCTATCAACAACCCCCAGGGATCCCTGTACGTAGTCTGCGGCGCCCTTTTTACGGCCTTTGGCTGTAAACTGGTGGAACTATATGCGCCAGGCGTACGTCGATAAATGGGCCGTTTGAGGGGATTTGAGGGGATTGGGGGGTAGGCCGTGGAGATGGTTCGGACTTCATCATTACCTACCCCCACCCATGGGGGTTCCCTTTGCCGTCAACCACCATATGTGGGTTTACATATTGTGGGTTTACATATTAAGGTGAACCACTCGCAGCCGTCGGTCTGGCGCTCGAACCCGAATATCACCACGTATGTATCATCGTTTCTCTTGCTTTGTCTTTATGCGCGTTTGGTTTTGTATCTTGTAACTCACAGAATGTGTCCAACCATGAAAATGCAACTACAGTAAATACAATCATTTATACAAGGCCAAAACCTCTACAAGGGATAGTTCTTGTCCTATTTTTGCGATGGGGTTAGTATAGGGACGGCATGGGTTACGATTTCTCATTCCATGGGTTAATAGTATCTGTTTTACAAGCGGGTGCTATGTTTCATGTTTTCCTCCTCTGCCGGGGGGATTTGTTTCGATGGGTTAACTTTAGCGGGACTTGTTGTAACGTCCTCCCGGCGCTTGATTTATGGAATATACTGCGGATAATTGGCCGTATGAGCGTTGGCCCAACTTCAAGTCGGTGGAATTGGCTTGTAGTGCAACGGGTCGTTGCGATATGCAGCCTGAGTTTCTTGACAAGCTGCAGCGTCTGCGTAACGAGTTAGGTCCATTGCGGATTACGTCGGGGTATCGTTCACCGCAGCATCCGGTGGAGTTGAAGAAGGATGTTCCTGGGGCGCATACATATGGGCGGGCGGTGGATGTGTCGATATCCGGGGTTGCGGCGTATGAGTTGTTGGCATTGGCGAAGAGGATTGGGTTTAGCGGTATTGGCATTCAGCAGCGTGGGGACGGGCGTTTTGTGCATCTGGACGATTTGGGGGAGGAGTTTCATGCCCCTCGTCCGTGGGTATGGAGTTACTGATGAAGTTGCGCGATAAGCATTTAGAGTGTATTCAGATGATGATTTTGGATCGTTATTCCCGTCAAACTCAGACGGTGAGTATTGCGCGGCAGTTAAAGACGACTAAGAACACCATCAACGTATGGAAACGGGACGAGGTTTTTAAGGCGGAATATGAGAAGCAGTTGGATATCTACCGCAATAATTTTGACGATATACGTCTGGCTGACCGCAAGGAGCGGGTACAGGTATTGTCGGAGATGTTTGATCACATACCTGAGCCTAGGGTAGCGTTGAAGTTGAAGGTTTTGGAGCAGATTCGTGTCGAGGTGTCCCAACATTCCTCCACGGGCTGAGAGTTACGCGGAGTGGCTCCAGCAGAATCAGCAGATGGAGATCGCCAACGCTGAGTTGATCGAGGCTGTATGAGCTGGAAACCCCAAGCTGGACCGCAGGAAAAGGCGATTCGTGCCAGTTTCGTGGACGAGTTGTTCTTTGGCGGTTCTCGCGGGGGTGGAAAAAGCGAGTTTCTCCTGGGGGATTTCTCTTCGGATGTGGAGAGGCATGGGGAGCATTGGCGTGGGGTGCTGTTCCGCCGCACCTACCCTGAGCTCGATGAACTGGTGGAACGCTCCAGGGTTATTTACCATGAGCTTTTTCCCGGTGCTGAGTATAAGGTCGGTTCTCATACCTGGCAGTTTCCCAACGGTGCCAGCCTCAAGCTGCGGCATATCGAGTCGGAGATTGATGCTGACCATTATCAAGGCCATCAATATACCTGGATTGGCTGGGACGAGCTGACTTCATGGTCTGATCTCAAGCCCTATCATCGGCTTAAGGCTTGTCTGCGTTCAGCCCATGACATTCCCAATAAGCGTATTAGAAGTACTGGAAATCCCGGCGGTCCCGGCCATAACGCCGTTAAGAGTTACTTTATTGATGCCGGTGAAGAGGGGCATCTGGTTACTGGTACGGATAATATGCAGCGCATGTATGTCCGCAGTCTGCTTAGCGACAACCGTATTTTGCTGGATAATGATCCGCAGTACATCGAGCGCCTTAAGTCGGTAGGTGACGAGCAGCTGGTCAAAGCCTGGCTCGAAGGGGATTGGGACGCTATCGTCGGAGCCTTTTTCGGCTTGTGGAACAACGACCGTATCGCCGTTCCCAGTTTTCAGGTGCCGTCGCATTGGCCGCTGTTTGGAGCGTTGGATTACGGCGAGGCCGCGCCTACCAGTTTCGGTCTTTACAGCGTCGATCACGACGACAACGTCTATCGGTTGAGTGAATACTACCGCGCCAACGCTACCGCTTCGCAGCACGCGCAGAATATCAATGAACTTATAGACGGCTCTCCGTTTACTGACGGACGGCGACCATCGGTGATTTACGCCGATCCGTCGATCTTCGTTAAGCGCCGGCTCACCGAAGTTATGAATCATTCTCCCGCTGACGTGTTCGGGGAGCATGGATTGTGGCTCACCAGAGCTAATAATGATCGAGTTAACGGCTGGCGGGTGATCAACGATGCCTTAATCAACGAGCGTTTCTACTGTTTTGCCGGCTGGAACGATAATTTGATGCGGACCTTACCGTCTTTACCGCGTTCTTCCGTAAATCCCGAAGATCTCGATACCAAGGCCGAGGACCATGCCGCCGATGAATTGCGTTATGCCATGATGCATGTATATAAGCCGTTGCGTATCGCGGAACGCGACCCCACCGGAACGGCACAGGAACTGCTGGACGAGTTGACCAAGAACATCAAAAACCGCAAAAGCCGCTACCAAGCGGCGTAACCAGGAGCTGTAAGATGAAATTCAACGGTACCCCCACCCCCACAAAGAGCAAGAGCAGCAAACCGGGACGGCGCGCCAAGCCGGTCCCCGTCAACGCTGATATTTTGGGTAAAAAGGTGAAAAAGTAATGCCCAAGGTGGGGAGCAAGCATTACAGTTACACGCCCCAGGGCTACGCCGCTGCCGAACGTGCCGCCAAGCGCAGTGGTAAGAAGGTCAGACATAAGAACAACAGCAAAGGATTCAACGGTACGCCGAAGCCTAAATGAAGAAGAAGGAAATAGATTTCTGGTCCGGCTGCATTGAAAACAGCCAGCGCTACATGCGTGAGCGCCATAAGGTGTGGAAACGCCTGTTGCGGGCCTATGAGATGGATATGGAGATCGGTTCGCTACCCGCTGAGCAGGTGGTGCGGGTATCGCGGTTCTATCCATTGTCGCGGCAGATCATCGCCTCGATCTCATTTCGCTACCCGCATATGTTTTTCCATGTTGAGGAGCCGGATTACGAGTTCGCTGCCGATATTTTAGAGCGCGTGGCAAACGCCGCTCTTGAGCAGATGAATACCAAGGCCGAAGTGCAGCAATGTATCTTTGACGCCCTCTTCTGCAACGTCGGATGGCTCAAATGTGGCTACAATCCTCCCGGTGACGACGATCTCATTGCGCCTTATACTATTAACGACGCGCTGGCGAACGATTTTCCCTATATCCACCGCGTTAACCCCTTCAATATCTTTGTCGATCCGCTGACCCCTCCGCATAAGCTCTCTCATGCCCGTTATATAATCGAGAAGATGCTGGTGCCGCTGGAATACGTGAAAAAGGACGAGCGTTTCGTTAACCGTCGTCAGATACAACCCTCAGACGGAAACGAAGAGGTAACAGACAGTTTCCTCGGTGATCTCTCCGCTATCGACACCGCCGGCGAAAAAGAGGCGCTGAATCAGGCCAAGAGCATGGGCGAGATGACGGTGCTGTATGAGATCCACGACCGTATGAATCGCCGGCGCTACACCTTCGCCCCAGGGGTCGAAGATCCGATAGAGGATGTTGAGCATCCGATGCGGGCGATGCAGCCGGTGATGGAACAGGATCCGTTCACCGGCGAAATGCTTATGACCGGCGAGTACGAACCGGAAGAGGGTTTTCTGGTGCAGGGGGGATTTCCCTATATCCCCCTCAAATTCGATCAAAGTCAGGGATCGTTTTACGGTCAGCCGCCGATGGCGTATGCCGAAGATCTGCAGAAGCTCATTGTCGAGTCGATATCGCGCCGTGCGGATTTGCTCAAGCGTTATCCGCGCATCCTGCTGGGATCGCGGCGTGAGCGCGACAACAACGCCGATATCGCGCAAACACTGGAAACTGGCAAGGATGGCGAGATCATCTGGGTTGACGACGTTAATCAGAGTTTTAAGGAATTGTCCTGGGGCGCTTTGCCGCAGGATCAACTGGGCCTGGAACGCGATGCCGCCATGTACGAAGAGCAGAGCTTGCAGGTGTCGCAGATGGCGATGGGTGGCGGTCCCAAACGCACCGCTACCGAGGCTTCGCTGATTGCCAGCTACGGTCAGCTCAACCGCGAGTGGATGCAGGACAAAGTCGCCGTGCTTTATCGTACCGTGGTGCAGAACACTTTGCGGATGATGGCTGATCAGCGTTATCTACCCGATAAATTTTTGATCAATGTCGCCCACGATGAAGCCGAACCGGTGTACGAAGCGGTAACTTCTGATATGTTGCGGGTGCGTTACAAGGTGGATATTGAAACCGGTACCATGGCACCTTTGACTGAGCAACTGGAGCGCGAGGATGCGCTGGCGCTGTTTAATTACACCTCGCAACTACCGGAAATCGACCGTAACGAGTCGATTAAGGGATTGCTTAAGGCGTTCAAGGTGTCTGACCCAGATAAGTACTTCAAGCGGCCAGTGTCGGTGGAGACACAGAAGTTGGCGAGTATGGAAAATGTTATGTATTTCTTGCGCGGCTATCAGTCGAACGTATTGCCAGAGGAAAAGCATCAAGAGCATATCGAAATACATAAACAGATCCAGACTATAGCGGAATTTCAACAGTTGCTCCCGGCGCAGCAGCAGCAGGTGCTTGAAGTCACGCAGCAGCACATGCAGCAGCACCAGCAGTTTCTAGAACAGATGGCTCAGGGCCAGGGGGCGCCGGGACGGCAGAAGCCTGCGGGCCGTATTCCTGGTGTGCGCGAACGCAGCGGCAGTGAAGGCGGTATTGTCTCTTTAGTGCGGTCGCAGGCACAGGAAATGTCACAGGAAGTGCAGCGCGCTCCAGGTCAGAACTAGGAGGGTTATGATTTTCCACGATTTTGAATGTTCGCAATGCGGACAGGAGCAGATTGATGTGGTCTTCGACCACAGCTCCCAGGTGCGCTCCACCGTGCCTTGTCAGTGTGGTGGCGAGGCGTCAATGCTCTTTGGCCGCACTAATTTCATCCATGCCAGGCATTCGAGCATGTATGGAAAATATCACGTTGGGTTCGGTGAGGTGGTACGCGACTATAATCACAAACAGCAATTGCTCAGAAAATACAATTGCATTGAATCCGCAGATGCGGTGGGCGGCAGTCGCTGCCATCGAGACAGTGAACTGTCCGCGTCCAAACCCACTCTCGACGGGCCGCAAGCGGCCTTCGGCATCACCCCCGAAGCGGCTGTAGCCGCCGCCAAAAATAATCTGGAGCATAACAATGACTGAAAACGTGCTGGATGTAGACTCCGCAATTGATGCCGGGACACCTGATTCGGACGCAGCGGAGACAGCGGACTCATCGACAGATAATGAGATTACGCTGTTTCCCGATGCCACTTCGGACGCAGCTCCTGGCGACTCTAATGGACACTCTGCCGCCGCATCTGTAGTACCGGACAACGTCGATCTACTCAGAACACCGGTAGATAAGTTGCCCGAAAACCTGCAGCCTCTGGCTCCACTGGCGAAGAATCTGCAGGCCGAGTTTACCCGTACGCAACAGGATCTGCGTGAGCGCGAAGCGCAGTTGACCCAGCGTGAGTCGCAGATCCTTGAGCAGAACAAACAGGCGCAGAGTCACCAGCAGCAATGGGCTGATCGCGTACAGCAAAGCGTCTATCCGCAGGCTGATCCGGTGCAGGAGATGCGCCAGAGTCTGACGGAGGATGAAAATCGCGCTGTCGATACGGTGCAGGCTATTGTCCAGCATCAAGTCGGTAGCGAGTTGCAGACGCTGCGCGGCGATATGGATGCATTGCGGCAGGAAAATCAGCAACTGAAGTCAGGGTATTCTGGGGTGCATAACTATGTTACTGAGCAGGTGCAGCATCGTACGCGGGGTGCGGTCGCCGAAGCCATCAGCAAATATGGCGAGGACGTACGTAATTACGGACCCCAGATTATACACATGCTCAAAAGCGACGCGCCGCCTAACCCGTTGACCGGTAAAACGTATACGGTGACTCAAGCGTATGAACAGATCACCGGGAAAACGGCGCAACGGGCAGCGGGATTGCGTCAGGCCGATAAGCGGGCTCGACGCACCAGCAAACGGGCGGTCGCCGCTAATGCGTCAGTGGATACATCCGAAGATGCAGGACCGTTAAGTGAAGCAGAGGTTTTGAATAAGATGCAGTCTTTGGGATTTGAGTAAACATTAAAAACAGGGAGTAACATAACGTGGCATCATCTACATCCACAGAGACGTGGGATGCGGCGTGGACCTTAACACTTCGCGCCCATAGAAAACGTCTCACAGACAATTTTTTCGATTCTTACCCAACCTTAAATAGTTTAAGACAGGGTAACGCCCTGGAAGTCGAGAGCGGCGGTAAGGAAATCCAGGAGGATCTCCTCTACGGCAGTAATACGGCTGAATTCTTCTCGGGTTATGATGTCTTAAACACCGACTCCGTCGATGGCATTACGGCAGCGTTTTTTCCGTGGCGTTATTGTGCCGTTCCAATCACTATATCGATGACGGAGGAGCAGGAGAACAAGAAGTCTGAAGCTGCCATGAAGCTGTTGGCGGCAAAGACCGAACAGTCGGTGTTGACCATGTCCGACCAGATCAACAATGCGCTGTATTCGGCGCAGACCGGTAAGTCGATCTTGGGATTCCAGGATCTCATTGCCGATGCTCCGTCCAGCAGCCCCACGACGCTGGGAGGTATTACTATCAGCGGTAATAGCTGGTGGCAGAACAAAAGTAACAATGCTACCGCTGATTCTTCGTTCCAGGCCATCTCCAACAGCCATTTCTACGAGGGCATGTTGCGGATGGCGACAACGTGGACCGATACCTCCGAAGGCAACCAGGAACCCACGGCGATCTTTACTACCGCCGCGATCTACTCTGATTACGAGGAGATTTTCGAGGGGACCGGGTACCAGCGGCTGTCTGCCAAAGACAAGCCTGGGGTTGACGGACGCTTGCCTGCGTTCCGTGGCATTCCGGTGCAGTACGATCGTGATTGCGGTACGGGGCGTATGTATTTCCTCAATACCAATTATCTCAAACTCAAGCTGATGCGCGGTATGGAATTTTCCAACACGGAATTTCAGAAACCGGCAAATCAGATGGCGAAAACTGCGTTTGTAATAGTTGGACTGCAGTTGACCACAAATAACCGTCGTCGTCAGGGTGTGATCTATAACCTCAACGACTAATTTTAACCATCCGAGCCTCAAGCCAATGAGGCTTCATAGCCTAGAAACGGGCGAAGGAGAGAACAATGGCAACAACATTTCGTAATTCCAACTTCGGTACCAATCGCATTGGTGGCGAAGGTCTTGGCAGTAAAGCCGGCCAGGGCATTTATGCTGAGTCGTCTACGCCGCGTTATGACATTGGCGAGAAGCTCGATCTGGCTGATGGGCGCATATTCCGCTATTGCTATACTGCTGGCTCTATCAGCCGCGGTTTGCTGGTGTCGCAGGATGTATCGGCTACGGCCATCATTGAGAGTGACGGCAAGCTCACCGCCGCCTCTGCTGGTGCAACTGATGTAACCTATACCGACTCTGGCACGGTAGGCAGCGCCTCCTTGAA